TTTTGTACTATTATCACTACTTCTAATTGTTAATTTATAAACAGAAGATGTGTTTAATGTGCTGGTATCAATAATTCTTATTCTTGCAAGACTAGGAGTTGAATTAGTATCAGTATCATAAACAGTAGCAACAATACCAGCCCAAGTGTTATTTGATGAGTCAGAAGAATTTGTTAATAAAACATCATTTCTTGTTACATTAAAAACACAATTTTCAGTTACTTCATAAAACACAGAATAATCAAGAATTAAAATATTTCCAGATTTTTTAGGTGTAACAGTATATGTTAACGGAACAATTTCAGTTCCATTAAGATTAGCAGGGTTTTGATTTCCACCCCAAGTAATTGAATATGATACTTGATCACGAGTTTGAATATAGTTAATGAACTGATTAGAAATTGTGTTACCATTTTTCTTCAAGTTTCCTGTTACATTTAGATTGTTAGTCGCAGTTACAGAACCTGTCATAGTTACATTTCCATTTTGAGTTAATGAACCATTTTGAATCACATTACCAAAGTTTGTCATATTACCAACAAACTGAATATCTGATTTAAATGTAGAAGTTCCATCTACATATAGATTTCCATTAATAATCTTATTTGCCGTATTTTGAACTGCGCCTTTCTTTTTATATGAAAGAGTTCCAGCAACAGATACAGGAGATACTACATAATTAACAACATCAGTATAAGGATTCCCAATAGCATAAGTTACAGTACCAGTAGTTGTATTTGAAAGAACATAAATACAAGTTTGAGTAAATGATGGATACGAAAATCCTTCTCTATAAGTAGAAGACTTTGCATAAGTAAATGTATTTGCATCAATTACATTAATTGTATAAGTACCAGAAATATAAGAATTCCTTGAACTAGAACCAGATGTGCTGGTTAAAATAATTGTATTACCACTCGATAGTCCGTGACTAGTTTTAGTAACAGTTATTGTTGTACTATTTCCTACAACAGAAGCAGATGCATTTGAAGCTCCAAATGGAGTTGCTAATGAGTAAGCAAATGAAGTTCCAGATAGAACAGTAATCGGATATGTACCGCTAAATCCAGATGGAGATGCAGTAATTGCAAGACTGGTGTTGCTTACTAAATTATGATTAGTAGCAGTAGTAACTATTGTATATTGATTGTCTGAAGAACTAAAAGTTCCAGAACCAACTCCATATGCAGTCGTGATTGTATATGTAAATGTATTAGTACTTCCAGTTGGTACTGTAATTGTATAAGTTCCGTTAAGCGCAGAATTAGAAGTAGTAAATGCTACTTGATTTCCAGTAGATAATCCGTGAGCAAGCGTTGTTGTTACAGTAACTAAAGTTCCATTAGAAGTTGAAAATGTTCCAGAACTAGGAAGAGTTACAACAGGAAGCGAATATGTAAATGTGTCTGCATTCGCAGCTACAATTCTAAAAGTTCCATTAAAAGTAGTTGTAGGAGTAGCAGCAGAAGTAGTTACAAGTTGTCCAGCTTGCAATCCGTGATTTACAGAAGTAACAATTACATTTGAACTGTCATAAGAAAAATAGTTTTTACCAGATACAATAGCTGAGTCATTTGGAGTTATTGTAATATCTGAAGTATTATAATATGTAGCAGATCCAGTTCCACTTGTTACTGAAACTTGAGTAGCCTGTCCAGTAATCGATGAAGTTACGATTGGTAAATTAGAAGTAATAAAATCAGAAGCTTTAGCCTCACGAAGGTTGCTTCCGCTTTCTGAAGCATCTACAATTAAAATACTATCATTTGATGCAAGAGTTCCAGCATCTAAGTTTGGCTGATCGGTAATTAGTTCTGGTAGTGCTATAGCGCCATTAACCATATTGTTAAGGCGAGATGCAGTAAGCTGTTGGCCTACTGAAAACGATTCTGGAGATTGGAATTTTTGTGCCATATTATTTTCTTGATTGAGTCATATGACCTGGAACGATTGCCTCGATTGAGACAGAACGAACTTCTGGTCGTAAATTTGTAGTAGTTATGTTAATTTGTGAATAGTGTCCAGACTTGCGAACTGGTAGACGAATTAAAGCATCTGTATCTTTTGAGTACCCAAAGCGTATAGTGTTTAATATTGAATCTGGATTAGTAACAGAAAGACCAATATTTATAACACCACCAGGTTGAGCATATACATCTGCTTGATAACTTGAGAACCTCTTTTCACGGTTAGTGCCAAAGTTATATGCACGAGTAGTTAAAATGCCATTTATCTGATTTGGTGTAAACGCACTATCGCTAATTGTTAATGCGTCAGCAATTTCTGCAATATATGGATAAGGGATATCAGCAGTAAGTGCTAAACCTATATCTAATGGAGATGGAAGAAGCGGAGTTCCAGTAGAAACACCATATTCATCCCAGTCTAGTTCTTCAAAAAGAAATACGCCATCATCTTTATCTACTGCAATCATCCGTCTTTTATTGCCACGCTTTGCTACTAATAGATTGCGAATATCAAATCCAGTTGGGTATAAATCTACAGACTCCCAAGCTTTGTTGATAAAGTTATAAACAATTACAGTATTATTTGTTGGAGATGAATCTAGTGGTATTGCTAAATAATAACGATTTTCCCAATAAACTGCTACTGCATTTTGAACATAGTTAAAATTAATCCGTGCAATTACATCACTAATTGTAGCAGAAAGTGGTTCTGCCATTGTAAGTAAACGCATTCCCTCTGGTGTATTTGTAGCACCTTGACCAGCGCCATTAGGATTAAGCATATAAACACCATTATCTGACAGGAAGATAATGCCACCACCAGCCTGTACAATAGACCCACGAGCAACACATCCAATATCGGTTGCTAAAGACTTAACATATGAATCTGGCTCTGTTGCAGCATCTCCAGCCGCATTAGCGCCAACACCTACGGCTGCATAATGAATGCTATTACGCATAAAGATAACAAACTCGTTTAATTGCCAAGGGGTAATTCCAACAAGACGATCTGAACTTCCATCATTGATACTAAACATATCAAGAGCAGACCAATTGTTATCTGATAAATAATGACTAACGCTAATTGTATTTTGGTCTGTCTGTACAATGTGACGATTACCAAAGTAAATAGCGTGACGACTATTTGGGTAGTTATGGTGTGTTGAATTGCTTGGAACTGCAATGGTTGTTAATCCATCCCATCGTAATGTTGTTTTGCCAAACCCACGGCAGATATATACATAACCAACTCCTTGTGCTTGATATACATCAACTTCATCTGTAGCAGTAATTACTTCACCAGATGGAAATGAAATCTTTGTACTTATTGTATCAGTATCTGGTATATATGTATAGATGCCATCAGATACTACCAAAATTGTTAGTTCAGTACCATCTGATTTTGTATATGTACAAGCACCATAGATTGTTTGCGTAAATGAGTTATTAGTTAATTTCTTTGTTCCTTTACGAACCCTTGCAACTCCACGATCCATACGGAAGTTCTGGGATTTTGAAACAAAGTTTTTTCCGAGATTCACAGGATTGTCCCTTGAGTTCAAACCAATGAACCCCTGGTCACCATCGACTGCGTATTCTCTTGCTGGCATTACTTGTTACGACCTTTAAGGATATCTAGCAAGAACTTACCTTTGGCTTGAACTTCTTCAGCGCCATTAATAACTCCTTCGGATTTCTTGATATTATTACGATAGAGCAAAGCTCCAGTAATTACACCAAGGATGAATGTGATTAGTAGTGTGATCATTTTGATGAAATATGTCCTGTTTTCTTTCCAGAATTAGGTTTACCATTTGAATCTGTAATCTTAACAGTCATTACTAGTTACCAAAGATTGATTTAACAAAGTTAACTGTATTAGATATAATTCCACCCTGTGCTGGCTGGTTTGCTTGAATAGGATTAACTACAGGTACATTAGGTTTAGAGATGGTTGGAATCTCTGGTGCTTTCTGCTCTTTAAGACCTAGTTCAACAATCTTTGTTTCTACTTCTTCCTTAGTGCCAATGAATGAGTCGAAACGAGTATAGATAGCCGAGTCAGCCGTGTAGTCACGCTTAAGGAGAACCTTGTCGTTCATCCAGAGTAATGCAGTTTGATTTGCTTTTGGGAATAGTGATTTTGCTTCTTTCATAATTATAAAGTTGTTATGTCTACCCACGCTCCGTTCATTCGTACATAGGCATTTCCATCAATAGGTGCTTCTGGGATTGCGGCTGTACTTTGAGTAGAACCATCAATAAAAGTAATTCCACCTAATGTAAAACTAAATACTTCAGATGGGTTTGGATTAATAGTCATTCCCAAACCATTATAACTCCAAGAAATACCATTAGAGTCTTCAAAAGAAACACCGCTTCCTGCATAAGCATAAGCATAATAACCATCATTATTTACTGAACTAGATACAATTCCGTATTGATTTACAACAGAACTATCAGTCCACTCTATTCCAGTTTCTTCATCAGTATAAGAATTTACAAAGTTTAAACTAACATTATTATTTGCAGTACCTCCATCCTTCCAGTCAGAAGCAGCAGTTGTTTGAACAGTTGTATCTGGGAAAGTTACTCCTCCAATTCCAATTCCCCAAGGAGTTCCAGAACCAGAGTTTGCAACACCATTTTCGTTTAAATACCAACCGTGGTCATAATGACCACCTGCAACACCAAAACTATTTAAACTCCAACCCCAATTATCACCATATCCATCTTCCTGTGTTGCAGAAATTCCAGTTGCTTTAAGCACAACTGTCATTCTTCCCAAATCTTCAGTTGGATGTGTATTGGGATAAATATATTGTGTAAATACAGTTGGTTCAACAGTTGAATAACTTCCATTGCTATCTTCTACACCAAGTCCCCAAGCACCAATAGATAAATCTTTATTGCTTGTTTGTGCAAAATTTACAACTGCATTAACAGACATAGTTCCACCATCAAGCGGTAACTTAGTCGGGTCGTTTCCAGAGCCTCCTCCACCAAAACTACCGTAAGGATAGTTTAGCTTAACAGACATTAGACTGAAGCGTAAGCGATATGAACTGAAGTACCAGCCGTATTAGCCTTGCACCAAAGACCACCATTATAGTTATCAAAAACTAAGGTAGACAAAGGAGCAATAAAGATCCCATTAGATGTATCTCCTGCTTCGTTGCTTCCCCATACTTGAATGTTATTTCCAGCAGTAGAAGATGTGTTTTGAACGATAATAGCAATACGCTTTTCGCTAATGTTAGTTGGCGCAGCAAGTAGTACTTGTTTGGTAGTTCCTACAGATACATCAGCGTGGATGAATTTGCGTAGAAACGGAGACGATATTTGTATTTGTGATCCCATTGTAGTATTTGGTAAATTAGTAGGTTCGGTTCATATTTAAGCGATTGATTTGCTTTTGTTGACGCATAATAACATCAACGGCATCAATCAGAGCAACTTGTGCCTCTTGTTC